GCCTGTGACAGACCCTCCTGCAGCACGCCCCCGGGTTGTGCAGCAACGCCTCCAATAAGACCGCCAGAAAACGCACCCTTGAAAGAATCCGACAACGAAGACGCGGCGTTCTTACCTGTTGTCTCCGCTACGTTTTCAAGGCTTTTGAGGCTTTGTTTGGCACCGTCGGTATCGACAACAGCGTCGATGTTTAGGGCCTTGCTTATCTGATCTGCTGACGTCTTGGAATCACTAGCGGCTTTCTTCAGTGACGATGAAAAGTCGCTAGTGTCCAGTTGTAGTTCATTTTTGAAAACTGCCATTATCGTTTCCCGATTCGGCGTTCGTGCCTGTTCTTAGCTATCTGTGAATCGGTCGGCTGATCCCATGAGTGAGCCCGCACAAGTGCGACCCTTCGCAGAAACTCCGACGCTGTGAGGGAAACTACCACTTCGTCGGGTGTCATTTTCCACAACTTGCCTATCTCGATGGCCATGAGAACGTCGTGCTCATGTGCAGGCACTACGTCGGTTCCTGTGATGCGCTTGGGGTAAGGCTTGCCCGTGTCGTCAACAGGCGTTTTCGTCAGCACGTCGTAGGCTTCGTATATCTCAGCGACGGCTGCGACCTCAGAGTTTAGCGACGCTTCGAAACCACTTTACAGATTCGACCACCTCCGTCAGGTCTTGGTCTTCCCAGAACTCGGAAACGGACATAAGGGTTTTCTGTTCTTCGGTCAGCTGGTTTGTGTCCATGATGACCTTGAGCACCTCAATGCAAGCGTTGATGGCATCGTCATTGTCCAGCGGGAACTCTGTAATCGGGTTGTTCAGGGCTTGCCAGATGTTCGGGAATGATTCAAGCAATTCGGATTGTATGCGCTGTGTCACCATCGACTGCAGATCGGAGTCTGTGATGTTTGGGATAGCCTCGCGAATTTGCTTGCCTATTTCGGCAGCGTGCACCGAGTTAGCACCACCAGACAAGGTAACGATCTTGGCAGCATTGGGCGATTCCTGCAGGGCCTTCTGGAAAGCAGCGTTCTGGCCTAAACTGCGGAGCGTTGCGATGGGATTCTCGACAGCCTTAATGATACGGCGCGAGATGATGTTCTTAAGCGGGATCTCTTTCTGTTCACCCACGAAATAGAGTTTAATTGACGGCATGACAAGTCCTCTTGTTACGGCATGAAAAACAAAATAGGCAGGGGCCGCCATGCCGCGAACGGCCCCCACCAGGTAACCTCGGAAGGTTACTTATAAACTACAGTTCCGTATGGAATTGTACCGAACAGCGTTACAGGTACAGCCGAAGTCATGAAGTCAGTGAAGTAGGTAGCAGCAAGCGTGATAGGGTTCTGCAGCTTGAAGCCTTCGAAAGACAACGTTACTCGGTTGTATGTTTCACCAGCCTGCGTCCATCCGCCAGATTCGTTGTTCAGGCGCTGTGGGAAAACGCCTACCTTACGAACGGCTGTGTTTTGCTGGTTACCACCACCAGCAAGACCGCCCTTGACTGCACAGATTAGCTTCTGGTTTTGAGCAGAGCCTGTTTCGTTTGTGCCGTTCTCGAGAAGCAAGTCCTCGATAGCGCCAGCGCCTGTGTTGGTTGCTGTCTCGATAAACGTCTGCAGCGCCTGCGTGTCTTCGACGTGCTCGATAGAAATCGAGTAAGCACCAGAAGCAGCGTCACGTGTTACATCTGTTGAGATGATGTTATCATTGAGTTTGTAGAGGTATGTCGAACCGACGCCAATCGTGCCGGTATCTTCGACAGTCCATGCGCCGAAGGTATTACCACCGGCGACGACCCGTGTTGCGAGTGCCATGTTATTTGTCCTTTGTTACATAATACATAAATGAACCCGAGTCGCGGTGTATCATCTGCGTCCAGTATACTAACTGGTCATCATCGGTACAGTCCGCAATCTCACGTGCGAGTCCTTTCACGTTACGCCTCACCTTGGCCATCATCGAGTCGGCGTCGACTTCATAGCCTACGTGATGCACTAACAGTGAACAGGTCTCAAGTGTTAGCCCCTGCTGTTCTATCGACCATGTGATCTGTTCGTGTGCAGCACCCTTGAAGGCGAATGCTTTGTTGTTGCGAAACACCCTTGTCTGTGGATGATGGTATCGCATAACGTTGCTGTTGCCTTCGTGCTTCGGTTGTACTCCAACACATCCGCACACAAGCCCGCCAACACCGGCGGGGTAAATCGTCAGGTCTTCAAACCAATTATGCTGGTGAGTTAGCAGACGGTCATCGGCGTCTATCCACATAACCCACCCGCGAGAACAGAGACCAATGCAAAGGTTGCGAAGATTCCCGAAGTGCAAATCTTGCCACTGCGTTTCGTAGTAACGAACAACGGTGCCGTTGTTAAGTGTTATCTTTTTACGTTCTACAACCTCTGAATTGTCGCCCTGTTCATTCCAAAGCACGACCACCTCGCATCCACTTGGTAGCGTTGCTATCATCTGCATCACGTGGTGTGCTTCGCTCTTGTGTGCTATGCAGGCGAAACTGACGTCGACGTGTTTAGGCTCTGAGCTTTGGTTCGTTGCCGACATATAATACTACTTTTGCCTGTGATGGTTCGTTTAAGAATTGACCGATGATGATTTCCTGCACATCGCGCACAAAGAACTCCTGCACGGTCGTACTGGTCACATCCCGTGGTCTGTGATCCGTGAACAGATCAGAGTCCACCCTGACGTCGATGTCTCCGTAGACGCTGTATATCTGGCGAAGATGTTGCATTAGTTCAGTGACAGTCATACGCGCTGCAGATAAGATATTGTTACTTCATACAACAGACCCACCTTGTCAGACTTGTCGTCGACGTAGCCTGTGACGTTGCCCGTTTCGATGCTGTGGAGTGTTACTGTATATCCTGCAGTAGTTACGTCTGTGTACGGCAGTGCAGCCTCTACAGCGTCCATTGCCTTGTCTATCTTCTCGCTGAGTTGGCCGTGCATGATGGCGGCCGTGCCTAGTTCCTGCGAGTCGAGTGAATTTTTCTGCACGGCGTAGATGCCGAGAAGGAGCCTTCGTAGCGATGTCCTAAAACCTGACTCTGTGTTCAGGGGTGTAAGCGTGTCGCTGATGACGTTAACGTAAACGTTGGCCTTGGTGTTGGACAGGGCCGTTTCTTTGGTAAATACGTTAATGACATTGAACGTATTGTCGTCGGATAGTTTGTCCTTGACAAGATCCAAAGCCATAGCGTACTTCGATGTGGTGCTCATGAGGCTGACTCCGCTAATTTACGAAGCATGATGTCGATGATACGGGGAAAGGTCGTAGACTGGAAAGATTCAAAAGCAGGCCGAATGTAGGGCCTAGCTGGTATTGTTATCGGGTGCGGTTTTGTTACTGGCAAATCGCCACCCTTGGCTTTTGATACGAACTTGGCCAGCCCATCATCACCTATAAAATATGGCGTACCACCTGGATGGTTTATAGTGCCACCGTATTCATGAATCCGAGCGTATGGTATGACGTTCAAGTCGATTTCAAGAATGAAGGTGTACGTGTTACCGCTTTCGACATACCGCGATTTGTTCCCCTTGGCCCTGTATACTGTAGCGGCCTTGAACAGGTTGCCACTTACCAGCTGTAGCGTGCTACCTTGTGGCTTGCGTGGGTACTTTGGGTTGCGGTTTGTTTCGCCGTAGTTCTTGGATATGTCTACAGCAAGAGCCGTCTGCATGCGCTGTGGATCTAGGGCATCCTTCGCCGCTGCAGGCAAGCCCATTAAAATAAGCCTCACGTATTCGTCAACACTAATCACAGCCAAGCCCTAACGATATACGGTGCCAGCCGTGCACGGAATCGGTTTGTCAGGTCACGATATACTGTTGTTACTGTCGTGCCGCCCTCTGACGAAGCCACCGACTGAAGCCCGATTCTGTTTTCACGACCTGAGTAATCAGTGTTTTTGAATAACTCCACGACCATTTCGGAGCAAACACTTTTAATATCAGCAGGTGTGTTGGCGTCTGTATAACCGACCGTAACATTCGCACGCCACAAAACGTAGTTAAGTCCTTCGGCATAGTACACCTGATAAACACCGTCAGCCTTGACAACAATAGCACCCGTGGCTGTTGTCCAGGTTGCATCGTCGACGTGTTCCTTATACTGCAGTGATGTCAAGGTAACAGGCACGGTGTAAGGTAGGATATAGGTCTGCATCCTGTTACCTACGAAGTCCAGCGCTACGGTCTCGGTTTCGATAGGTTGTTTGCAGATGCCCTTGATAATAGAGCCAGCCTGCAGGATGAAACCAAGGATGCGCGTGTCTTGCGTGCTGTCTCCAATGTTGAGATAGCTGGTTTTAATTTCGGATACAGTTACCAATGCCATTACTTTATCCCCACAACGTCAAAAATTGCCTGGTCGGTTTCGTTCAATTCCGTTGGAAAACGTGTAGATAAAATTAGGTCTTTCTTATACAAAGTTACGCACACCTTATCCGACTGGTTACCACCGAGAAGATACACGCTGTCACCCTTCTCACCTGTGTAGAAACCGACGTGGTGGCCTCCCTTGCGTTTAAGAACTACCAAACATCCGTATTGCATCGGTACCTCTCGCCCCCACTTCAGCCATGACTTGGCTGCAGCGGAGCGTGTGATGGGATAACCTGCTTTGTTAAAAACCCAGTTCACGAACGACGAACACCAAGGCACCTCGTCAGCTTTGGCTTTCAACGTGGTCAGTGCGTGGTATTCTAGGATCCTCGGAGTGTGCGATGAGATGCCAGTGATTTCTTTGATGCCCTTTTCACCTTCGGCAATCTTTAGCCAGCTGTATTTGTTAGACATCTAATTGGTTTCCCTTCGCTGTTTTGTAGGATTGCCAGGCCATTTCTTCAAACAACCTTGTCCGCTCTTCGTTGTGGTCTTGCCCCGTGGCAGCCTCGAAAGCGTGGTACCATTCGTGCAAGAACGTCTTGAGTTGAGTTTCTATCGTGGTCAGCCGGCCGTCCACGTGGGTTGCTATGCGGATTGTATGCTTCTCAGCGTCACATTCGCCATAGGCACCGCGCATCTTGCACATCCGCACACGCCATGTGTGGCCTCCAAGTTTGAACGACGTGGGGATCATCTCACTTCTCCGTCAATAATCATCTTATTGTAAACTGTGAAACGTCCCGAGTCCTGCAGGTCGACAAGAGCGAACCCGTGATTCCAGCCGTTGCGAGCCGCGTAGAAGGGATTCAAATCGCACAGGCACCCAACAGACCACCCTGCTATAAAAGACCCGTCTAAGGGCCTGCGAATCATGTCCGTGGACGTTCTATGCACGTGCCCCACTAGGATATTGTCGAGGGCTTTCATTCGGTAGTTACGCCCTGGTGTTACACCACCACCACCGAACCACTCGTGGCCGTGGTCTATCCACAGCTGGCCAGCCTGCATCTTGCCCCGTTTTGATACCCACTCGATGCCTAGTTCACGTAGTTTCAGAAACTCCTCGAGGTGGACGGTACCGATAAGTTCTTTCGCCTTACGTGCAAGATACCTCTGGTATCGTTCCTCATGGTTGCCCTCTCTGTACACTATGCGTACCTTGTCACCAAAGAAAGCCCGCAGGTGTTTCAGCATGGCGATCGCAACATCGAGCTCCCACTTCCAAGAACGTTTCCCTTCAACCTTCTCGTGATCGCTCAGGTTGTAGACGTCCAACATATCGCCGTTCAATACTAGCGTGTCTATGCCCTCATCACGGAGTGTTTCTATTGCCGTCCAATATGCGCCGTAGAAATTACCGGCCGAATCCTTGCGTAGGTCATGGAATGGCCAGTGTGCATCCGAGATGATGCCTATCTTACCAGGTCGTATTTCGCATACTTCGTCATCACGTAGTTCGCCTGCTATGGCATCGTCGAAGGGGACCGCCCCGTATTCGGTAGGTGGTGCTTCGGCTGTTCTAAGTTTCTTAAGTGCTTCGGCCTCACGTTCGTGAACGCTGTTAAGTGCTGCCTTTGCCTTGGCAACTTTCGTAGACATCAGCTCAGGATTCTCAGCAGCGAAGGCGTGGGCGTTCTTGACTTCAGCGCCGCGTATTATGCCACCCTTAATCTGGGATTTCTTCATACGAGCCGCACGGTAATCTTCTATGATTTCCCGCACGGCATCGTACTCTACATCTGACAGGCGTAAACGCGGCATGTCTGGCCCTGTCTATTTACTTGGAATCTTCAGCGAAAAAACCGATGATGAAGATAGCGACCGCAGTGATCGCTTCCTGTGGGATAGTGTAACCAGTAACCGAGTTCACCACAAGGGCGATGGCAGACACGACGCCTGCAACGGTTGTTTTCCAGTTCTTCATGAGAAGACCTCGGGAGATAGTGAATAAGTGAGGTATCAGCTGCAACATAATCCACGCATTGTGGATTTTATCAACAATGTTAGTGCTCGGCTGTTCTTCAGCATCAACGATAGGCAACGGCTGAACAAGTCGTATTTTCTGGAATACGTTCGGCCGTTCTATGCGCCTCGGAAGTACCTTCGTAATGATCGGGTCTTCACTTAGTGACACGCTTGTACGCCTTACGTGGTTTGGGGTCTGTGTTGCCTGTGCGCTCTTCTAATCTTACCAGCCGCTCGATGATCTCTACAATACGTTGAGTGATTAGCTCATCTGATTTCTTTAGAGCAATAATCTCGTTGGTCGTGTTGCTCATGACTTCGTGCATGGCGATTACGTTGTCGCGTGTCTCGCGGAAGTCGTTAACTAGCGTCTTCACCCAGAAGCCGATGATGGCCAGCATGGTGCTCATGATGATACCGAACATAGTCTCTACGCTCATGCCTCACCTCCGAACAACGGCAACGCTGGTTTCGGTACGAATGGGATCATCGGGAGATCTTTAATCCAGAGGAACTCTGGGTTAGCACAATACGCAACTTCCTGCGCAGAAATTATCCAGTTGTCTTCGATGTCCTGAATAGGATTGAAATAGCTATCCTGCAAGAACACCTGACCACGCAATGAGTCCGCTTGCTCTGCCGTTAGCTTGGCGCAGTAGTTGACAAGCTCCGTTACGGGGATCTGTGAAAGTATCATACGTTTCTACCGAGTGAAGTTTGGAATCGTTGGACGATATTGTAAAGCGCTGTTGCGTCGGTGTCTGTCAGGCCGTCGCCGATGGTAACAAATGCTGTACGTTTTGGGCTGTATTGTATAGGGCCGCCATCATAATTAGCAGCAGATACAAATATGTTGAAATTCGGAAATGCACTAGGATCTGTTGTAGTATTGCTGCCTATTTGCGTGGAATTTTTGTAAACCTTAAAATCACCACTAGATGTTCTTTTAGATAAAAAGAAACCTTCTGAACTTGTTTGTGCTTCGTTGATTGTGCTAGTACCATTTGCGCCAATGTCTGCAACAGTCCTATATTGAGTACTTCGCAAATCCCTAATATATAGCAGTATTGCTTGCGTTACGTCTGCATTCGCAGCACCTATTTCGCAGTCATTATTTGTAGGTGTAGAGTTTATGTTACAATAAAAGCCAAATGCACCGCTTGACGTTGTAAGTTGAGTTGAAGGATTTAAATACGTGTTAGCATAGGCATTTGTACCATTAGGTTCAGCACCGCTGGTGCTATGTGTCCACCCACCACTAAAGCTCAACCGAAACGCCGCATCGGCATCCCGTGGGTCTTTCAAGTTAAACTTATGCGTCGTAGCCGTACCACCCACGAATGGGTAGATTGCTTTCATTTTTGACCAAAGTTGCGCGTGCTTTAACCCACGAACAAGCTCAATAACAGCGCGTTGCTGCCGTGATGATGTAATCTTCGCAGCATCCAGAAAAGCCCACGCATCGCGCTCTTCAGGTATGACCGTTAGGCCCTTTGGATTGCGTAATGACAACAGGTTATATCGTGCTGATCTTACGCTCAAGTTGCAAGCTCACAACCAAAAGCAGAGAACGAAATAGACGTTGCATTTGATGACCGCACCGTTATCACATCCGTAGCTGCAAGCGTTATGCCTAGCACTAGCGTTGTCGAATCGTTGGCGTTAACGGTAACGTCGTATGCTATGTAATGCTGGTTTGCAATGGAAGCGCCCGCAGGTCTGACAGCCACGCGGTACGTGTACGCTGTTGATGTGATGTTGGCAATGGTAATGCACGACACGACCGTCTCGGTTGAAGATGGTACGGTATATAGGTCGGTTGCGTTCGTGTTAGCTGGGCAGGACTGGCCTAGCACTTTGTATACTTGTCCGCTTGGCATTATGCCCCCATTAAAAGAAAAGGATGCAACGGTGTGTCTGTACTTCCACCACCCGCAGGCACGGCCCACGTCTGGTCACCACGTAGAAACGTCGTGTTGTCAGCCGTGCCACTAGCAAGCCGTGCCGTAGCTACTGTGCCCGTGGTAATATCGCTAGCGTCTATGTTGATCTCGTCACCGCTCTGCAGTTCCTGAATCTGACCAGACGCTAGGACTAATGGTTTCTTGACTGCCATAGATTAGGCCAGCGTAATAGGTTGCTGTTCTTCGAAGTTGATCTCGGTATCAGACAAAGCGATGCCGATCTCTTGTGAAATATAGGTTGCTGTTGTCGGAGCCGTTGCAGATGCCGCGCCCGCTGTCGCTCCGCTCAAATAATAAGCAGCACCAGGCGTCAAACCTGTAAGCCCTGTGATTGTACCATCAAGATAGACGGTTGCGTTGTTAGGCGATGTGGAGTTTGTAATCACAAAGCCGATAGCACGACGTCCGTTGCTTGCGTCTGCCTTGCGTGCCTTGATTGTGCCGCCATCGTTAAACAGGTTCACAAGGTTACCAGCAGATAAATTCTCGGTAGTTGCTGCAACCTTAACAGTAGCGCCTATTCCCGTTGGCAATACCGAATTGTCCAGCTTACCCGATCCGTCGAGAGCAACAATCTTGCCCGCTTCCGTTGCGCCTGATGATGATACGGTAGCTTCGACTTCTGCGAGCTGGCCGCTGTTATTTTTGATATACTTTTCTGCCATGTTACACCGTTTGAATGATTGTGTCTATGTCGATAATTAGCGTTGTCGCTGTTAAGGCCTTGCCTACATGAACGACTATAGCGCCGTTCGTTGGTACTGTCTGTGTTAGTGTTCCGTTGGTGCCCAGGTAAACCGTCCCTTTAGTCCAGTTCCAGTTGGCATCTGTCAGGATGCCCGAGATCTTGATAGTTGCGTTGGCTCCAGATGTAACCGCTCCGTTCGTGATGCCTACAACCTGGGCATTTGCTAACGTGTTGTTGCTGGCATAGACAGCCTGACCTGATGAGTTAGTAGTAACAGCACGAAGTGCTGACAGGTTCTCACCAGCTACCAATGTGATGTCATCAGATATAGGCACCAGCCCGCCGCTGGCGATGTCCAGGGTAATGTTACTTTGGTCTACGTTGACACGCAAGGTGTCCTGATTAACGTTGATGGTGTAACTCACTGGGTTACCTCACCGAGAACCGTCACATAGCCACGGAGTAGTTCATTCGTTGAACTTGAGACCGTCTGTTCCAAATCCCAGACGTACACCTCGCCCACCGTCAGCGATGCCGTAGTCGCTGCACTTAATGCTACCGAAAACGTACCTTGCGAAGCGTTTACAATCGTTATCGTAAACGTTGCAGCAAGAACGTTGTCAATAGTCCTAATCTGGCCGGCGAAGGTGTAACCTGTTATGTTGGTCACCACCCCGTTCGTCTTATGTGTGAAGGTACGTGCAAAGGCTGCCCCTTGTCGTAGCTCCAAATCAACACGTGCGCCAGATGACGATAGGATAATCATTGTATGCCTTTGCTGTGCTCACCACTGGGCCCGTGGGCCCAGTCGTCAGAACAACTCTGTTAGTTAGTCCTTGATGATGTTAGCAGCAAGACCGCGTTCGGTAGCGTCGTTGATGCCTTCGCCGTTATAGAGAACAGCGATGCATGATCCGAAGGTACCAGCAGAGCCGTCGCCAGCTGTAGCAACAACGTCGATATAACGATCACGACCTGCGAGGTTCACAAAGAACCCGAAGACCTTGTTGTCATCGTTAGCCGTTGGCAGTGCAGGTGCACCCGTTGCGCCGTATACACAGCCCGTGATGTCAGCAGCTCCACTCATGCCAGAGTCGTCCGACTCCTGGAGTTTGAGGGCTGCCATCGCGATGTCTGTTGCACCGAGGCTGAAATACACTGCGAGCTTACCAAAGCCAGCTGTGTCGATCGTGTTAGTTGTAAACGATGCATTGTCAACGATTGCAGCTGGTGGCGTAACGTTGACAACCTTCACATTTTGTAGTGCGTTCATGTTGTCACCTTATGAGTTAATAGTTACGAAACCAACAACAGGGCCTGTCGTACGTGATGCTGCTGTAGCATTGTAGTTGCCCATTTCGTGTACCTTGATGTCGAGGTACTGCGTTGCCTTAACATAGATTGTATCTGTGTCGAAGCCCTTGCTTGCATCTTGCTTGATCGATGTTGCCATACGATCACCAAGAGTTGCAGCTTGTGTGAGGTTACCGAAGTAAGCGAATACCTGGCTGTTAGCATCTGCTGATGGCATAACGTCGACGAACTCGACAGGATAGCCGAAGAGGCGCTGACCGAATGATCCAGCAAGTTCTGCAGCTGTTGAACCGCCCTGTGCGTATGCGAGGCGCTCTGCTGTCTCACCGAAAGCTACCTTGTTGAAATACCACTTAGCACCTGTGAGTGCGTATGTTGGAACCTTACGCATACCAGCAATCAGGTTGCCCATGGTTACCTCTGCGAACGTGTTGCCAGCACATACCTGTGCTGATCCAAGGTATCCCTTGTGCGTGTCGTTCGTCCATGTTCCGCCGCCATCCTCGAGAACCTTGCGGAGCTTGCCAGCAAGACCGAGAACACCGCCGTATGTAGACGTGCCATCACCCAAGAAACCAGCTTCGTCTTCCTTCTTTGCGAACTGGCGAGCTACCGATTCAGCAAAGCGAAGGCCAAGATTCTGTGTGCTGTTCATTACGAGTTCTTCCGAGAGAACAGCGAGAGCATACATCTTCTTTGCGTTCAACGTCACTGCATCAAATGACATGTCAGATGATGACAATGTACCTGTCTCTGATCCCCAGTATGCCGTCACGTCATCGCCTGTGCGGAAGATGCGGATTGATTCCGATCCCATAGGCTCAACACGTGTGTTGCGACGGAATGATCCGTATGTGTCCTTGAGGTTAACGATGAGGCTCGATGTCTCCGTAGGAACGAAGATACCGCCTGTAGCGTCGTTGCCTTGTGTGTGTGTCTTATAATCAAGGCCAGTAACTTCTGTGTACTTCTGGCGTGCTGTCTCGTTAGCAAGACCACCAACAAACAAGCCTGTTACGTAAGCCTTGTACTCAGCATCTGGCATGTTAGCCTTTGCTGATGATTCGCCGACCTTGATGTCGTTTGACTTTGGCAGCTTGTTCACTGCTGTCTTCACTTCTGTCTGGCGTTGTGCGTTCTTGGCCTTGATAGCTTCGAACGACTTTACTTCGTTGGCCTGCTCATTGAGCGCGTCGATTTCAGCGTTCAATGTCTGTGCAGACTTTACTTCGTCCATCGTTGGCTCTGTCTTAGCAAGGAGCGTTTCTAGCTCTGCAGACTTCGCGCTGATGGCGTCGTTGATCTGTTGCAAATTCATGATTGTTTCCTCTTGTTTACTAATGCCCGCAGGGCTTCCATTTCCATGGCAGCCTTTGCGGAAACCGGTTGTGCCGCGTCAATAAGCATTTTGATATTGCTTACTGCAGCGGTCAGTGTGTCCATCAATTCGGTCAGGCGTGCCACGTTAGCCGACGATAGCGTGCGCCCTTCCTTCTGCCTAATTTCTGCGCGTTCGTTCAACCTCGTAATGAGTCTATCGACGTCGGTTCCAACGTCTTCGAGGTCATCGTTGAGTCCCTTAGCGCTAATAAGTGCCGTCTGTGAGTTAGCACCGAAGAGCACCGGTGACCATTCATAGAGTTTCCCCTTGACTAGCTCACGTGCTCCATCCTGTGCAAATGTTTCTTCGACTACCGAATAACCAATCGAGAACTCGTCGATAATACCCTCCTTGATGTCGGAGTAGGTCTCACGTCCTCGCTGTGTATTCATGTTAAATTGGCCCCTGATATACAGCCCGCCAAGATCTTTCAAGCTATCCGGCAGCATGGCGTCGCCTGGCATTAGCTCACGGGCTTCTAATGTCTTCGCTACTGGTGTTTTCCAGTCGTGAGCCCAGACGCCTTTGGGCAGTTT